TCTTTTTTGACTAAAGAACCCATGCCTCTAGAAGAAACGCCAAGACTGACGCCTTCAGAAAGAAGGTTCTTTGCAATATTACCCATGGGAGTATCAAGGATTTTTGCTCTACCAATGAAGTTGTTTCCATCTTCTTTGAGAGATTCAATCTTATGTGACACCCTATCAAGATTGATAGAAGGACCATCGGGATGACCTAACTCTCCAAGGGCACGCCCTTTTTGAATGTAGTTCTCGCTGTATTTAGCAACTTCACGTTGTAAAGTTGGTAACTTGTACATGCGACCATTGCGGTTCTGCAGTTCTGCCTGCAAGAAGATACCTTCGATGAAGTAATTTTTCTTGCCTTCTTTCTCTTCACAGAGAAAATCTACTTGAGTAATTTCTTCAGCTATCAGTTTCATTGTCTTCTTCGGGGGTTTCTACAGGTTGTTCTTCGGCAGACGCCTCAGCAGCAGGAGGTTCATGAGGTTGACGTTGGTCAACATCTACATCTTGCACATCACCCGTATCGGGTAAATTATCTGCAATTTCATCTGCAGATGCTTGTGCAGTATCATCTAATTCAAATCCCATACTTTTAGCAAATTCAGCTTTACGCTGTTGAATTGCATCATACGAGGCAGCACCAATAGCTTGATTAACTGAATCTAACGCTGCTGCTTTGTCATCACTAAAAATTTGCTGAACGATTTGTTTCGCAATATCACTAGGCATAATATGTTCCCACTGTCTTATTATTTAGTCTATTTAGAATTCACCCCTGCGGGCATCTGATGGTTCGACTGCGGACTCTTGCTCATTAGGTGCTACTTCTGCTGCTGGTGCTCCTCCGCCTTCATCGCCAGCAGCCATAGCGGGATCCATTTCTGCATTAGGATCAGCAATAATACCTGCTTCCATCTCAGATTTGATTTGTTCATCCATCTCCTTGATTTCAGTTTCAGTTTGTTTCAGAACTTGACGACGCATATAATCTACAGAGAAATACTTACCAACATAAGGATCCATAACGTTGACTTGATTCATACGCTCATTACGGATTTCAATTTCTTTGAGTTCTGTGAAATAGTTATCCGCAATAAAATCAAACTGAATATGCTCCTTCATATCTTCCCATTCTTCAAGAGTTACAACACCCTTTAGAATGACTTGGGTCTTCAGAAGATCCATAAACAGTTCAGAGAAACGCTTACGCAAACGTGCAATAAATTTCTGGAACTTAACTTCATCACGAGTAATCTCAGCAGCACGACCAATGTTAAATGTCGTTTCTGTTTCTAGACGTGAACCAGGAACATTAAGTGCCTTATAAAGTTTCTTCTGAAAATACTTTACATCTTCCAATTCACCAAGATTCTGACCACCAGGAAGTGTAGAGATTTCTGTTCCTCTACCACCTTCACGGCGAGGTAACCAGAAGTCTTCCATCATGGACATAAACTTCTTGTCGTCTTTAATCTCACCAGTGTTTGAATCATAAACCATCTTGTTACGATAGCGTCCCATAACTTCACGAAGATATTGCTCCGCTTTGTTCTTAGGAAGATTGCCAACATCAATGTAGAAAATTCTACGTTCTGGTGCTCTGCTTAAACGATAGATGACCAGAGAATCTTCAATCATTCTCAGTTGGTTGACTGCCTTAATCGCCTTATGCAGGTGACTAAGAGTCATATTTTTATTCAAATCCTGAATACCTGAGTGGCAATATGTAATAGAATCTGAAGTAATTTTAATTCCTTGATTGGTGGAATTTTTTAAACCCTTGGGATTATAAAGAAAATACTCTGCCGATTTCTGTGTGAGTTGAGTATTCATATCAACGCCTCGCAATTGCTCTGGACGTTTTGCCTCATACTCAGTAACCTTACGAATCTTACGAGGATCGATATAACGCAGTTCCGTAAGACCCTCACGAGGATTCTTGGGGTCAATTACTTTATGGTAAAATAATCTCCCGTCAACATACCAACGACGGAAGATTTCATATGAACGATTATCAAAATCAAGAAGTCTCATTACTTCATGAAATTCTTCTCTAATAAGTTTTTTAATTTTATCCGACGCCTTGAGGTTTGATAGTTCAACCTCTACTGGTACATCATCAAAATTACCGCAAATTGTTTCATTTACGATATCGTCTACTGCACTATCGCATTCGGGTTGCATTACCATTTCTCGATACCGAGAAATTAGTTCATAGTCGTTACGAATACTGCCATCAAAATCGACAGAATATCCATAGTATCCGCCACCAACAATAGGTTGCGAACCATCCATATTATCCTTCTGAACAAAAGAAGGCCCCTTGGGGACCTTCTTTGCTCTTTCAAGTGAAAAACCGAAGAGCTGATTCGACATTATAATACTAAGTTGATTGATCCTGTTCTATTTATCAAGCATCAACAGTAGCATCAATCGGAGTCCAATACTGAGTTTGGAGTTCGACTGTAAACTCTTCGATAGCATCATTGTTACCGAAGTCAAGATCGATTGCGGCAATATTGCTTGGGAAGACATTGTAGAATCTGTACGACTTAAGAATCTTAGGAATATCCCCATCCTTAACATCGCGTGCTAACTGATGAACAGTCATGTCTGCGAAATAACCCGTCGCATCATCTGTGTCACCAAGACCAGCAGCTGAAGTGAAGTTCTCATTGTATGCCTGAATGCTGGATGTCCAAACTTCAAATGCACTACGCAGAGCGAAGTTGCTGTCATTTTGGATTGTGATTGTCCAGGGTTCAAAGGTTCTGTCTCCTGCAATCTTCAGTACACGACCTCTGAAAGGAACTTCAATAACTCCAATCTGAGAAGAAGGAAGATTTGCTGCACGAACTGTGAACTTACCGAGTTCAATCAGAGATGCATTATTAATAATTCCCGTGGGGAAGTTTAAATCTACTTGGAATAGATTAGGACGCGCAAAGTCCGCTGCGACATTTGCTTTAAAATCGTCAATTGTTCCTCTTTTTGCCATGGTTTTTTAATTCCAGTATGTCTCCGTCGCTAATATTTAGCCTAAACGATATTTTCAGACAAAAAAAAGACCCCGTAGGGTCTCTTGATTATGTTAGTTGTTATCAGTTAGCAACTTCACCGAATGAAACTCCAGTTCTTGTTGCAGTAAACGTCAGTGTAATGAAGTTGATTGTACGGGTTGGTTTTACGTAGATTTCTGCATAGAACTCACCACGATCAACTGATTCAGGAGGGTTGTTATCGCTGTCACACTTAACCAGGAAGTCAGTTACACCACGACGACCTTGAACGTCACGCATGTAAGGTTCAACAATGTTAAGGAACAAGGAACGCTGTGACTCATCATTCTGTTCAAACAGTTGAGACTTAGCAGCACCACCAATGACACGCTCAATAGTGAGGAACAAACGACGGACGTTGATTCTATCGAATGCAGATGCGAAACCAAGAGCAGTCTTATCACCGAACAGGACTACGCCTTGACCAGGGAAAGATACAATTGGATTGACACGAGAAGCATAAAGACGCTCGCGTTGAGTCTTATTGGGAGAATATGAAAGTTTGATTGCATTTCTCAGGATACCACGTTGGAAACCAGCGGGTGAGAACCAAGGTTCTGCAGTTTCAGTTGTCTGCAGGCAAAGACCAGCAACGTCACCATTACATGGGACATAACGATAGACATCATTGTACTTATCGTAGATGTACTTGTAACCAGAATCAAATACAACGTAGGACGAAGATGGTAACGTATCAAAGAAACTAACTAAGTTATCAGTGACAGTTGTTGTGTTGGAAGATCCTACAACAGTCGCTCTACGAGGAGATACGAACAACATGCAATCGCGGCGCTCTTCTACAATATTAGTCAGAGCAGTGATTTTTGCAAGGGCAGATGCATCATCAACACCTGAAGGACCTGTAAGAATGAAGTCAACAGTTTGAGATTCTGGGTCTTCTACTAATGAATATGCATTGATGATGTCTGTATTATCAATGGTGTACTCATTAACACCTGTATAATCAACACCATTACCAAGGCGGAAGTATGCAGTAGATCCATTAACAGTACCTACGGTTGTTGCATCAGCAGGGTAATTCTGAGTGCCATTTGTAGACTTAATTAAGTTAAAGACTGTAGAAGCAGAAGTGCCCCAATCACCAGCAGAAAGAGATGCACCTACCTGATGTAGTTCATCTTCATGAGTACCCCAATAGATGTACTGTGAACGTTGCTTGATTACTTCCTTATAGTAATTAGTTTCGCCAACAGTTGTCTTGGCATCTGATGCCTTGGAAAGACCAAGGAAACGCTCAAGAACAGCACCAGTAGTACCAGTGATTTTTCCGTCGATATCAAGAACTAGAACATGAACTTCATCATTATGACCACCAGCTGAAGCGGCGAAGTTAGAAGTACCAGGACGAGCTGCAACAGCATTCCACTTCAAACCAGGAAGATATTGTCTGTCAGCATACTCAGAGCGAACAGAACCAATAGCAATAGTCGCGTTACTATAAGGTGAGTCAGAACCAGTATAGTTATCAGCGATTACATCTGCAGCTGCAAACTCTACACTACCCTTATCAAGAGCAACAACAAGTTCTCTCGAAAGAGCAGTAATAGTGAATGCAGTTACTGCAGCAGCGTCTTGAGAATCAATATTCAAGAATGTCGATGTTGGAGAAATAACTCCAGTATCATCTACATCCAAAGGACGAAGTTCTACTACATTATTAGCAGCATCATATGCGTCAATAACAAACTCAAGGTCTTGACTTGCGTTAATGGTGTCTGCAATGTGAACGTTTTGACCAGCAACAGGAGTGAGTGAAACATTACCTACGGTACACTTGTACCTGTAGTTCATGCTCTTACCACTTGCTCCGCCAGTTACAGATACTGCACTTCCAAGAGTGTATCTATATTCTTTGGAACCTGGTACGGGTAATGTCAGAACTTGATCGGCACCAGCATCGGTTACGAAAACACCGATAGAATTGCCTTTTGTACCAGGAGTTCTTGCTGCCCAATGCCAATTTTGGCTAGTATGATTGGTCTCGTAGTCTTGAAGATTCTTAATTAATTCGGCAGTATCGTTGGAAACAGCATTCTTCAATGCAGTGGCATTAACACGGACGGTCTTAAGAGTGCCACCATAGGATAAAAACTGAGCAGCAGTATACCAATACTCGTAGTTCTTATCGTTGGGCTTACCAAAACGCTCAACAAGTTCTCTTTCGGAAGAGACTTGTACAATTTCTTCTACAGGACCAGACTCAAAAGGTGCAGCAAGTACACCAATGTTTGCGGTCGATAATGTAGTGATAGTAGTCAGGTCTCTCTCCTGAATGACTACCCCTGGCGAGGACTGATTTACTGCCATGTTTAAAGTCTCCTAGTGATTCCAACATCGGTTGTCTAGGATTATTTATATTTTTGAAAACTCACTGGAACTCCCACATGTACGATTTATCGCCATATTCCGCAACTTGCCACACCTCTCCTTGAGCATCAATAATATGATCATCTTCTAATCCATCTGACATGAATCCAAACGGTGCCATGTCTTGTTCGATGTTTTCTCTTTGGTCATCATATATGCGTTGTCTTACATCATTATCATGCATCTGCTTAAAGTATTCTTGCATCGCCATCCAGGCAAAAATTACCAAGCACATTGCTAAGTCATCATTACATCCATCTTCTGCAGCAAATGATTGACCCTTCACAATAAAGGTAGTAAGTTCTGCAATAGTATCATAATCTGGAATGAGAAGTTTATCTTCTTCGATCAATGCTTTGAGGTTAGAACATCCAACCTGCTTAACAGCACTAGACATCTTAACACCTAGTTGTGTCTTCTTACCAGAGAATCCTTGACCGAGTTGTTGTCCTGCGCGACCGCGCATTGCTACCATCAAAAGATTTTCATACTCTAAATCAAACTGAATAATATCTGCAACCTGTCCGCCAATATCATTTACCTCACATAAAATATATGCATGGTTATAATTTCTTGCTACATCTATAATAACATTAGGGAATATGATTGGTTTGATTTCATTATTTCTATATCTAGCAACCATTTCATATGGCACTGTCGTAGTATCCATGACACAAAATGCTGAATAATCTTTCTCTGTGCCACGAGCAACGTCAACCGTTATGATATAATTATGATCAGGTTCAACACGTTTGTAGATAGCAAGACCTTTATTTTGTGCAATAGGTTCTACATATGGCATTGTCCTCAACTTACTTGGAGCAATCAATGTATCAACAGAACCAAGGAACTCACATTCAAACTCAACTTTGAATTGTGATTCTGAGGTATTTTTGATTGTCTGTTCTTTCCACGCAGCATCTCTACCAGGAACAGCGGACCAATGAACTTCTGTTGGTATGTACTCATTCTTACTAAGTTCTGCATCATGCCACAACTTGTAAAACATATTCATCCCGTGTGGGGTGGAGATGATAATTACCTTTGTGCTTTTACCAGAAGATATAGTAGGATAGACAGATGAAAAGAACTGGTCAGCAATATGGTTCGGAACAAACGCGAATTCGTCCAGAAAAATGACATTAAAAGACATGCCCCTGACGGCACTAGAGCTAGTAGAGGCAGCCATGATTTTGCTGCCGTTCTCCAGTTCCAGACTGCCCCTGTTCCATTGGAGGATTCCTTGCTGGAGCCATTTGGGGAGGTTTTCATAACTTAGTTGTAATCTCTGCAGCATCTCACGAGAGGTTGCTGCTTTGTTTGCTAGAATAGCGACATTGACATTCGCATTAAAAAGAACATACCATAGAAGGTATGATGTAACGATAGTAGATTTACCAGACTGACGAGGTAACTTGGCAATATTGAATCTATTGTCATGAAACTTTCTGGTCATATCAACCTGAAAGTCATACATGTCAAAAGGAATTAAACCCTTATCAAGAGAGACAATTTTAATATATGTCTGGATAAAATATACAGGATCATCCGCACACTTAAGATACTCTTGTACTTCTTCAGGAGAAAACTCTGTAGAAACGTTTGCTTTCTTTAGATTGGGATTACCAAGATACTGTTCAGTTGTACTCATTCGATCAATGTTCCATGCGCCCTACGAATCTCTTTCAGTGCTTCAAGGTTCATATCTTTTGTTCCACCATCATATGCGTGAGCATATCCTTCTTCAATCATTTGTTCGTTGAGGGACAAGTCGCTGTCCCCAATGTATAACCAGCCCAGAAGACGACCATATTTACCGACGCCACCAACAAGTTCAGTCCTAACAGACAACTCATCGTCACCAGCGATAGTACTCTCCAGTTTTTCTTTGAGCCAGTTTGTTGCGTCGATTCCAAGTGCTTTCTCCGCTAGATTTCTCGTTCTCTTCTCTGGCGTATCAACTCCTGCAACTCTAACTCTTTCTTTCTTTTATAGGTCGAACCCCAAATCAATAGTGACATCAATAGTATCGCCGTCAAGTACACGATTAATCTCAGTTACTCTGAAGTTGTAGCAGGACTTCCTGCTTGGTGGTGTCATTGCTCCCATAGTTGATCTCCTTGGCATCTGCTGCCGTTGCTATTCCAATAATTGTGATTGCCGCTGATAGGACTGCTGCTGCACTCCATACCCATTTCTCAAGTTTACGAACTCTATCACGGAGTTCTTCTTGAGTTTTCTCAGCGTCTTCAATCCTGTGTGTCAGGAGTGCTATCTGCTGGTCTTGGTTCGCGTCCTTCTGGTTGATTTGATCCGTCATTGTCCAATTCGGCAAATGCTTCTCTTAGTATGTATACAACTACAAACAATGCACTTGCAACTGCAAGTATCACGCATATAATCACTGACCACACAGGGTCGTTAGCATTATCCAGAGGTCTCAATAATAAATTCATTTCTTAACTGGCCAAGTAATTTCCATTCCTACAGTAAGTAGGATAATAAATCCAAATACAAATATTCCACTAATCATGTTTCCTCGCAAAAGG